CATAGTAAGCTTCTCTTCGTACCGAAGCGCAACGACATCTCTAGAACCATATGCGTGGAACCGAGTCTGAATATGTTTTATCAGCTTGGCCTCGCTAGAGTTCTTGAGCGCAGGTTACGACAAGTCTATGCTATTGACTTGTCTGTTCAACCTGATCTCAATAGAGAGATGGCACGACTCGGGTCAATAGATGGTAGTTATTCTACTATCGACCTGTCCTCTGCTTCGGATAGCTTAAGTGTTGGTGTATTAAAAGCCATATTACCAAGGGATTTCTTCTCCTGGCTTATGGCCCTACGTACACCTTCAACCAAGCTACCGGACGGAAGAGTCGTGGAGCTACGTATGATCTCTACTATGGGAAATGGTTTTACCTTTCCTCTAGAAACGATCATATTTGCCTCTGTTGTCGATGCGGCGTATAGAGTCTCTGGGTTAAAACTCCAGCGTAACTCTATTGGCCAACACGGAAACTTTGCAGTCTTTGGGGACGACATTATCGTTGAGAAGCAGTGCTTCTCAGCGGTAACGAGGCTCCTTTGGTTGCTAGGTTTCAGTGTTAACACATCGAAGACCTTTTTTGAGGGTCCGTTTCGCGAGTCCTGCGGTGCTGATTGGTTCCTCGGTCAGCCCGTCCGCGGTGTCTATATTAAGACTCTACGGACGTTGCAGGATCGGTATGTAGCCATCAATTTGTTGAACGACTGGTCGGCCCAGACTGGCATTTCTCTGTCTAGGTCGGTCGGTTACCTTTTAGAGGGCGTGAAGCGGCTCTTTATTTCTCCGCTTTGCGGCCTCGACCAAGGTATCCATGTCCCTCTCAGTATGGCTGATGGTAGTTTTAGGTACGACAGAAACGGATCCTTTAGGTTCCGTATCTACATGCCAAAAACTTATCAGATCCGTATAAAAGAGGACGGGACGTTCAGTGGGCATTGGAGAGCTCTTAGACCGAATTATGAAGGTCTGGAGCTTTCGGCTGTCCATGGTTACATACGTTCTCATACGATAACTCTTAGGCAAAGGGTTATCAGATATGAGGTGAAGGGTTGCACTCTACCCGTTTGGGATGAAATGCAACTTACCCGCTCTTATAGGCGGTTTAGCTTCACACGGTGGGGAACTGCCGTGTACCTAAATCTTTATAAGTAAGATTTAGGTGAACCCAAAAGAGACGAATTCTGTCTCTCTCAAAGATGCTGC